CGAAAGTGTTTTTAGCTTTCTCTAGTTCTGTTGCTAGTACTTCTTTTGTTAGTACGTCCAACTTGTCAACAACTACACTATTTGCAAAATATCGCTCTTTAACTGGTAAGTTGTCTTTTAGATCATACTCTGACATTTTCACATCAAAAGAAAAACTGTACACATCACTTTCTTTCTCTTCATTTTTCAGAATGATGTAACAGTTTACTCTTTCGTTATCGGTTATTAAACTAGTGTCAAACTTAAATTTAATCTTGTTATCTTCAATAGTTCCTTGAGTTTCCCAATACTTAACACTCTTAACAAACTTGAATAGTACTGTTATTTCTTCGTTAGTTAAAGTATAGTTATTTATTGTTAACTCAAACTCATTATTATTCTTATCGTGAGAGTAAAGCTCGCAATTACTGCGAACTTTAATTCTCTTATTTACTGTGCTGTTAAATGCTAGTTGTATTTTTTTTTCTATCATTATTTACCTCCTTTATCGTTTTTTACTGGTAAATTTTTAAAGCGTTCAAACATTTCAGTTACTGCGCCGTTGCCATCTAACTCTTTGTAAGAACGGTATAGAATTGTTATTTCTTGTAGTTCTTGCAACGTGATATATCCACGTTCTATTAACTTACTCATATCTTGCAGTAATCTATAACGGCTCAAGGTTTTTGTTCCGTCTGCTGCTTTTTGAACTAGTATTTTAAGCTCTTTTAAAGTAGCATTGATATTTTTCAGGCTGTTGTTCCCTTGTTCTAAATAGTGCTTAACTATCATAGTTATTGCAGAAGCAGCGCAACCTATAATAGCGATTAAAACACTATCGCTCATTTTTCGCTTTCTCCACAAGAGCTTTAATTTGCTCGTTAGAGTTAACAAGTTCTTTTAACTCTTTAAGATCCTCGTTTTTTTTTTTAAGCTCTTTGTTCTCTTGGTTAACGTTCTCGTAAGCTAGTCTATATGTTGCTAACTCTATTGTTTTTTCTGATAATTCCTGCGCTACAATGTGAATTGGTTGTATTTGGTTATTTTCCATTTTTTAAAATCTCCATTTCTTTTTCTAGTCTTTCGTTCTTTTTAGACAATTCTTGAATCCCTTTAATTAAATAAGGCACTAGCTCAAATGCACCATAACTTTTTATATCGTCTGGTAGTTGTTTAAAAGCGTCTGGCAAATGTTCCTCGACTTCTTGCGCCATTATCCCACAAGATATATCTTTTACTTTTCCGTCGTATTCTTTTGTATAACTGTAAGTATTTAGTTTGTTAAGTACTTCTAAGGCGTTAACTTCACTTTCTTTAATATTGCGTTTATAACGGCGGTCAGAAACATCTTTGTTCGCTGCTACCCAGTCATAACTGCCCCACGGATAGTAGAAATATACGTAACTTCCTTTGTTTTCTATTCTCTCGTACATATGAGAATATAACCACTTACCAGAGTTACCTTTTTCATCATTAAAAATAATATTTCCTGTTACTTTTAAATTTCCAATAACTGTTGGTGTATTCCAAAAGTAAGCAGTATTCTTGCAGTGCATTTGCCCGTTTTCTTTAACGTACCATGCGTTTGGACCGACTTCATTCCATTTGGTACCCCAGTTTACCCACAGGGCAGTTTGCCCCCACGTTCCACTACCATTAGACATACCAACATAGAACTGATTTTGCCCAGTTAACCACCATGCACTTTGACCATCTCTATCATGTTTACCAATTTGGAAGCCTCCTATATATCCCTTATAAGCTCGTAAAAAATCCGTCTCTAATTGAGTAGAAGAGATTTTAACGGCTTTTAAGTTATTGATAAAAGCATTCCTTGCGAATAATTTATCTATAAAAGCATCCTCTGCCGTTAGTTTATTAATCATCGCATTATCAACTCTTAAATGCTTTCCCTCTATAGCTAATGCATCAATATGTTGTGATTTAATGGCGCCAGCCTCTATATGCCCTGTTTTTATTGTTTCTGTTGCTATATGTCTAGATTTTATAGTGCCATCTACAATTAGCTCTGCGTCACGTTGCTTGTATATTTTAAAATTAGTAATTACTAGTTTTCTTGCTACGCTTTCACGTTGGTATATTTGAAGATGATATTCTTTAATTTTTTTACCTTGATTTTCGGGTGTGATGTAAACTTCTATAACTTCGTTAAAATCATTAATTTTAGTGTTATAACCAGAAATATCACACCCCCCCGCTCCGTCAGTTATTGTTCCATCTTCGTATTCTACTACTAAATGGACTAGAATCGGTAGGTTTGAAATTATTTCTTGCGTTAACGTTCCAGAAACACGGAAACAGTCTCCTTTTTTTAAATTATCATCAACTATTTTTGGCGTTACCACCTTACTAATAGTAGTAACTTCAACTCTTTTTCTATAGTCATATATTACTAAATTGTCATAGTTAGGGGATAACACAAGCCTATCTGTAATAGCTTTTATTCCATCTGGACTAGCAGTTAATAAACTAGAAACAACTTTACCGTTGATTTCTTTTCCGCTACCTAAACTAATTCCGTTTTCATTAATAGTTATTTCAGATTTTTTTAAAGCCCCAGATTCTATTGTTTGAATACTTGAGCTTATTTGGTTGAACTTAACATCTAAATTAGCTGTAGTGCTGTTTATTTGCTCTGTAACGCTGTCTTTTAGTTCTTTCTTAACTTGTGTACTAACTCCCTCTGCAGTGCTTGCTAAGAGTGTTTTAAGCTCATTGTTTTGGAACTCTGTTAGTAGTCCTTTATTGTTTAATTTTAAGCGCCCCCAGAACTCGCTTGTCTCATCTCGCATTTCTATATCTAAGTCTCTTAATTGCTTAAAGATACCACTTAATGAGTTAGCTTTTTCGAAAGGGCGTTCAAAATTTGTTGCACCGTCTCCACGTTCTAGTTGAATACGTGAGAGTTGAGTTGTTCCGTTACATCCCATATGATATAACTTAACTTTATCAGTTTTGTTGTTAGGTGTGAAAGTATATTCATATTTCCCGTTTCTGAACTTCGCTTCTTGCTTGCCTGCATTAACTTCTACCTGCATACGCTACACCTCCACTCCGTATATTTTTATCTCCGTGTTAAAATTTAAGTACTCGTCTATCTTCCTTAAACGTTCCAACATTCTTTTTTTACTTTCTAAGTTTTTGAAAGTAACTTCAAAACTATTAACATAGTTATCACGCCTTGCAATTGTTACTCCATCAGCTATAACAACATCTCCTATAGTTATTTTTTTGGGGGCGTATCTTTCAAAGTCAAATGTTTCATCTTCTGTACTTCCCTCTGGATACCACGCTGAAACATAAAAGATTTTTCCTTCTTTTTCTAAGTCCACTACATCCCCTTTTCCATAAATTTTTATTAATGGATAATATAAACCTATTAATTTATCTCCTAAATACCTGCGCCCTACTGTTTTATTATTTACGATTATTTTTACTCTTTTCATGGCACTACTCCACTATATCGTAAATTGTGTTAGGGTCTTTTGTAGGTATGTTGAAGTATTGTTGTTCTGTTCCTATCCAGTATTTAAGAGGTTGCCCGTTTTGTTGGTTGATTATGTTGCTACCTTTTAAATTTTCTAAATTAGGTTGCCATTTGCTTGGTACTTCATCACCGAAACTTATATAAGGCTCTGCGATTTTAAAATGTCCGTTCTTAACAAAATATAAGAAAAACCATTGTATCTCATTTCCGAAGTCTAAAGTTTCTGTGATAGTGAATTTTTCTTCGTAAATAGTCCATTGATTTCTAGGTAAGTTGCTTAAATTTATAGCTTTTATTGTTTTGTTGATACTATGTTTTTTAATAGCTAGATATAGTCCACTATCAAGGTTAACGTCCGAATAAATGTAAATAGGCAGTCTTAATACTAATTTGTCTCCGTTTTTAAGTATTGTTTGATTTGTATTAATTTGAACTCCTGCCCATGTGTTAGATGCTGCACCGCTCTTTTTAACATCAAGAGCGTTGCGCCCGTTATAATCATTAGCTAGTATTGACATTGTAGGATCCCCAGATGTTATTATATCAGTGCTGAAAAATTGCGAATCAAGTATTAAATTGTAATTACCTAGTATCGCATCTTTTCCATTTCTTCCATCTTGTCCCTTTTCTCCTTTTTCCCCTTTTAAACTCGCTTTTTCTTGAGGTGTCAAGGCTTGGAAAGTTCCGTTTTCTCCTCTTTCTCCTTTTTCTCCTGCAATATACTTCAAGTCGCTATATCTACTTATCCCGTTACCTATTTTGGCTTTTCCTGTATTTGTTTCTATTCCAATTTCTCCATCAAGTAAGATTAACGGACTTGCTAACCACTCGCTTGAAGACATTCTTTTATGTTGTACTCGTATAGGTATTTTTTCCGCCATCTAATTACCTCCATCAAATATATATTTAGGGTTGTCGTTCCAACTTCCCTCTATGTCGTTCTTGTTACTGTCTGCTATTTCTAAAAATTCAACTGGTGCGAATACTGGAGCAGCGCTTTTTATTGAAACTAATTTATTCTGTTCTTTAAACCACAAACTTTCTACAATTAGAGTATATTGTGCATCATAAACATGAAGTAATGGCTTTTCTATTTCTCCTGTGTTGAACGATACTTCCATAGGGCTGTAGAAACCTGTGCCATCTTTCACTATAACTTTTAATGGATGCGGAGCAGGTCTACTAAGTTTAATCTTAATGTCGTAAAAATCATTATTTACACAAGTTGCCTCCCAGCTAATAGTGTACTTTTTCCCAACTTCAAAACCATCACCGTTATGCTCTATTTCTACATAGGGCGTCCCTGTTGGTATTTCTCTGTTAGTATCTCCCTCTACTCTGTTTTTCCCATAAGTAATAGAATCATCTGTTCCAACCATTTTTAAAGTAGTTTCTGCTATGTGTGTAGTTTCTTCTATTTGTTGCCTTAATCTTGAAATATCTTCCCCGTTTATTGATTTAAAACGTTCTTCAAATTCTTTTACAGCTTTGTTAACTTCATCTCTAAATGCATCTGTAGTTGTGTTAAACTCTTCTCTAATCTTTTTAGAGAATAACTCGCTATTGATTACAGCTTGTTCTATCCCTTGTTTTGCACTATCTTCAATTTCTTTCTTTTTCTCGTTGAAATACTTCATAAAGATAGCTTCTTGCTCTTGTAGTAGTTTGTTAAGCTGTTCTTCTAGTGAATCTGCTTGTTTCTCTAGCTTTTCAAATTGTGTTGCTGTAGTATCGTTGAAATTACTTCTTGTGTCTCCAATTTCAAGCTCGTGATTTTCTTCTAGTAACACATCCCACACAACTTTAATAACTTTTGCGTTCTCGTTCATTATTCCTAAGTCTTCATAATAAACTTTTAACGTGTCGCAAAGGTCAACAACTTCAATAGCAGTATTCCCAAAAACGCTACTTACTTTACTTAAGTCTTGATAAGATAGTTTTAAATTAAGTTTAGGAACTCCTACATTATTACTTTTAATATAGCTATTAACTTCACTTCTTAACTTTTCAGCTGTTCTTATCTCGTCATCACTTGAGAAGTCTATTTTTAAAATTCTTCTGTGTGTAAAGTTGCTAGCGTGTGGGCTGTCCACTACTATCTCTGGTAAAGTCAAGATAATATCTTTCTTTTCTTTGTGCGTGTCGTGTTCATCTTGGTATTTAACAAAAGGAAAAATAGATGTGTAAGTTTCAATTATACTTTGCTCTTGCTCAATATCTAGTAAGTTTTTGCCGTAAGCTATAATTGTTGGTGTCTCTCTTCCCATTTTTTTATGTAGTTTAATGTATAAGTTGTCAAATTCATATTCTCCGCCCCACACATCAAGAATAGAGCCTTGTTTACCTCCTAGCGCTTCTCTTGCGTTTTCTATTCCGTCCATAGTCCATTTAGTTTTACTACTAGTAAGAATATCTGACCAGACAAGAAACTCGCTCTTGCTGTCTAGTAGGTTGTTTTTCCACGTTTCAAGAGCATATGTTGCAGTACCTGCTACTTCTACCTCTCCGTTAAGAACGTTCATAGCTGTTTTAACTTGTGATATGTGTTTACAGTAGATTTTGTAACCGTCTTTAGACTTTGTTATTTGTGATACTATGAATCTTTGATTCTTCGCTCTATGCCCTGCATCACATTTGATTAACATTCCCTCTTTAATCTTTTCTACGTCTTTTCCGTTTAAGCTGTAGTCAAATTCAAGAGTGTATATCCCGTTACGTTCTCTTGTAACGTAACAATTAGAAGCATCGGAAAGCACCGATACTCCTAAGTGTTCAAAATTAGTTTCATTTGCTTTGTATAAAATAGGATATGCCATTATGCGTTAGCCTCCCATCTTGGTGTAATTTCACAAGTAAAAGAGTTGTTATCCCAGTTTATAACATTATCTCCTACTTGTAGTTTAGGGAAAGGGTAAGTGTAAACTTTGTCGTATTGCGGCTCTTTGTTTTGATAGTGTGCCGATTGTGTTTCACAGTCAATAATAATATGTCCGCTTACACCTTTTAACTTAAATATTTGTGAATTAATAGTTAACTTCACATCTCCAGTCCCAGTAAGTTTAATTAGTGGTTTACTTTCTCTAAATTCTGGGTTAACTAAGTTTTGCCCTTTTCTTATTTGTATAGGTTGTAGTCCTGTTTTTAAATACTTAATAGGGTGTATTTTAAAGTTTAGAATACATTTCTTTTTAGCATTTAAACTGCCTTTGATATTGAATGTCTCAAAGAATATAGCTTTATATAAATAATCACTATCCCAACTAAACTCTAAGTCTTGCCATATCATCTCTGAATTGATTAACCATTGATTCATTAAACGTATAGTTTCATCAAGATTGATTTTAGGGCTTGTAACTTGCCTTTTTACATAGTATCTTGCGCCATCTGGTTTATACTTAACATCTAGTGCTATACTAACTCCTTGATAAAGAGCAAAGGGAAAAGCTCTTGAAATATATTTAAGATTCTTTTTGTTCTGAATCTTTCCGCCGTGTACTCCATCAATCTCGATTAATTCTATATTGTTCTGTGACGATTCTATTTCTATATCATCTATAAGCCTTAATCCTACCTCTTTTGAGGAAACACCGTTGTAAGTTATATATTTATTAATCAAGTCTATCTCCCTCCTCTCTAATCATGAATTTAAGCTGTTTATATAAATCTCTTACATCATCTTTAGAATGATTTTCAAAGTTTTCTATGTGTAATAGAGCTTTGTAATTATTAGCTGTGCTATTGTTAACTGTGTTAGTTGTTCCTGCTGTTGCTAGCCCTAGTCCTCCACGTCCTAGACTTAACATTTTCTCAGGAGCTATACTCATTCCACTAGCTCTATCAACCATGTTTCCTAATGCTTTAAAGACTGTTGGACTGCCTTTTTCAATACCTTTTGCGAATCCTGCAGGAACAAACACACCTAATCTAGCAAATAGTCTTGATGGTGAGTGAATCATCGCTGCAGCTCTTGCTGCTCTCTCTGCTTGTGCAACTAGGGCGTTTGCTGCTGCTGTTACTGCACCTAATGCGCTCATCATCCCTTGTGCTAATCCGTTACCAATTTGCGCTCCTATGCTTACCATTGCACCTATACCACTTCTTGCAACTCCTTGCATTGCGCTGTTAATGCTGTTCATCGCTCCAGTAATAGCTCCTATTGAACTATTTAATCCGTTAGCAATGTTTTGCCCGCATTCTTGCCCTGCTCTGCTTCCTGTTTGAGACATTTCAGATGCCATTTGAGATAATGCAGATATTATTTGAGAACAAGCACTTTGAACAGCACTTACTGCACTTTGCATTGAACTAGTAATACTGCTAGATACTGTTGTCATTGCACTACTTACAGATACTGCCATGCTTGTTATCTGAATACCAATCCCAGCTACTGCTGTTCCTATACCGCTTAATTGTGCCACCGTTGAGGTGATTGAAGCACTTAAAGCAGTGAAAGACATTGACATTGCAGTTATTGCTGTGTTAAGTGTTGTAAACATCATAGATACACCGCTTAATGCTGCTCCCATACCTGTAATTGCAGCGCCAAACATTGTAAATTGAGAAACTGCCATTGTTAAACCTAAACTTAATGACATAATACTAGTGTTAAATGATTCTAGTTGTGTACTCATCGCTGTTAATCCAGCTAATGAAGTTAGAGCGGCTGTTGCGAATGTTGATAAACCTGTGCTTGCAGCCGTTATAGAAGCTGGGATTGTATCGAACGCTGCTTTAATTGCATCAATAGGAGCTACCATCGACTGTAAGGCGCTTCCTGTAGTTTGTGCTACACTACTTACAGAACTAAGGGCGCTACTAAATGAATTCATAGCGCTACTTAACGATTGCATTTCTCCAGCTTTACTAGTGATACTACCTAATCCCAATGCTATCGCTGCTAATGAGCCTGCAAGATTACCAACACCAACACTAGCTATATTTCTAATACCTTCTCCGAAAAGTCTGAATCCGTTCCCTGCACGTTCTGCGGATTCTCCAACACTTCTAATTACGTTAGAAATACCGTCTAATACTGATTTAATTGAACTACCAACACTAGTAATTACTGTTCCAATACCTTCAAATACACTTTTGATTCCATTTCCAACACCCTCAAATGCGCTTTTCAGTCCTTCCAATACCGATTTAATAGAACTCCCAACGCTTTCAATCACGCTTGCTACACCTTGCATTGCGCTCTGAATTGCGCTACCTACACTAGATACTACACTACCGATCCCCTCGAACGCTAACCTTATTCCGTTACCTGCTCCAGTTGCTGCAGCACCAACTCCCACTAGTGCGCTCTGAATTGCACTACCTAAGCTAGTTACCACACTCGCTACACCTTGTAAGGCGCTTTGAATACCAGTTCCAATAGCTATAATAACTGTTGCCACACCTTGTAGGGCTGCTTGAAGTCCTGTTCCTAATGCTGTGATGATTGAAGTTAAGGCTGTACCTAGTGAACTTATAATAGCTGTAAGTCCTGTTCCTAACGCTGTAATTACTGCTGTTATTGCTGTTCCTAATGCAGTGAATACCATTGCAACTCCTTCTCCTTGCGTTCCTAATAGTGCAAGTCCCGCTGCAACTAGAGCGATTGCTGCTCCTAGCGCTAAGAAGTTTTGCGGAGGTACTAGAGCGATTGCTTGTCCTAATCCTCTAAATGCAGTTGCTAGTCCTGTTCCTATTCCTTTTGCCGCTGTCGATACTCCTTTGCCTAGACTATCAACAATTTTAGGAACTCCACTCAATGCGCTTTTGATTCCTGTTCCTATGCCTTTTGCTGCGTTTCCTATACCTTTACCAGCGCTATCAATAACTTTTGAAATTCCAGTAAAGATATTTTCTATCGTGTTTTTAGCTCCTGCTGCCTTGCCTGTTAAGTCTTCTAAACTTTGTGTAGCTCCTTTACCCAAACTCTTGAATGGGTTAAATGATTTTAATGATTTAAACACATCTAATCCTTTAGCAGCTAACTTAATAGCTTTAATAGAGCCTGCTATTGCTAAGAATCCATAAGCTAAGGCGCTTAATACACTCGGTGGAATTGCGCTAACAATTTTACCTAGAGCGTTAACTACTCTTGCTGCCCATTTGACTATCTCTCCGAACACTCTTGCTACAATTGATAAAACACCACTATTAGCTAATGCGCTTACTACATTACCTATTGCACTACCAACGCTCTTAAGGGCGTTAACCGTTGCAGTAAGTGCGCCGCTATCTCTAAATGCGTCCCACATCTTTTTAATTGTGCTAGCAAGCAATGAAATTCCACTAGATACTTTGTTGATAATTCCGTCAATGTCTATGTTATCTAAGAAATGCCCTAGTTTATCTGCCATACCATCAAAATTAATTTTATCAAGAGCATTCGCTACTCCGGAAATAGCTTTAATCCCGAATTTATTTAACTTTTGGAAAGCTGGTTGTAGTTTGTTAGCTAGTGATTCTTTCGCTCCGTCTATAGCTTGGTCTATACTTTTAAATTCAGTTGCCATTTTTGCAAAATATTCATTGTTCCCAACTTTCTTAATCGCATTGAAAAAGTCTTCTGTTTTAACTGTTCCGTTTTGTACAGCCTGTACAAGTTCACTTGTAGACATTCCCATTTCTTTAGCTACTGCACTAATCCCTGCGGGAGTTTGTTCTAACATCAACTTGAAGTCTTGCCATGCTACTTTAGGTTTTGCTGCCATTTGAACGGCTTGAGTACTTAACGTTTTCATTGCTTGAGTTGGATTCTCTGCAGCTGCTGCTAGTCCACCGAATCCAGTTACTAGCTTGTCAGTTCCCTCTATTCCAACTGCTGCTAATTGTGAGTAAGTCTGTGCCATGTCAGAGGCGCTGTAGATAGTTTTGGTTGCATAATCCTGCATAGCACTTTTTGCGGCTTGTATTTCATTAGTGCTTTTACCTAGCATTTGCATGTTTCCCTCGAAAGTTTGCCATGCTTTAGAAGAACTATTAAGCTCTGAAATCATACTTTTTACACCGCTTGTAACACTACCTATTGCCTTACCTATTCCAGCGCTCACTAAATTAGCACCTAGAACACTTTTAAATAGAGAGCCTGTCTTTTCTCCTGCACTCTTTAATCCCTCTAGTGAATCTTTAATTCCTTTTATTCCAGACTTTGCCTTTTCTCCAGTTAAGTCAACATCTATTTTTACTTTACCTACTGCCATTTATTCAACCTCCTTTCTTGTTTATTTATTTAAGATAATTTATTAATCTTCATCGTAAGGAAGTTCATATTCTTGCTGTAGCTTTCTCATGTCTTCTTTATACTCTGCGCTGTCTCCTTTTCTTGGTTTCCATGAACGAATCTTTAATACTTCCATGAATTTAGTATCACTTGGAAGACCATTTAACAGAGCATTAAACTTTTTCCAATGCAATTTTTGTCTTTCTTCGATTAAATCGATTCCATAAGCCTGAAAAAAAGAAGCGAATATATAATCCGCATCATACTTTAGACTATATACTCGCTCCTCCTCTTTCTTTTGTTGTACAGGCATAGGGTTGCCTGCTAAGTCATATTCAATTGCTTGTGTTTTTTCGTTGACAATGTGTTCTTTGAACACTTCTTCTAAGATTTCGTTTACTTCAATCAAGTCAAAATTTGAGAAATTAGCACCAGTTAGCATTTGTAAAGCTAAATAAGGCTTTATCTCCTCTTGTATCTCTGTATCTTGAAGTAGTTCAAATACTCTTAACACTTTGCCAAATGATAAGTCAAGAGGATAAACATCATTACCAATTATTAAATTATCTTCTAGTTTCTTTGATAAATTTAACATGGTTAGTCTTCAAGATATTTCAATAGTTTATCTTCTTTATAAGTATTCCCGATTTCTTCAAGTAAACCTTTAATCATTTGAATAGCAAATAATAAACAAGAAATACTAGATTCATTAGCTAAGCTGTAAACTCTAGTGAACACATCTGTATCAAATAGTGATTCCCATATATCTTTGCTTATGTTGTAGATAGTGTCTATATCTTCCGTTGTTCCTGTCATGTTATTAGCTTTTTCTTCTAACTTACCTAGTTCTTTGCCTAATCTATCAAGCTCTTTTATGTTTTTATCATTTACTGCAAAGTTTAAAGTAAACTCTCCAAATTCTACTGGAATAGTGTTTTCATATCTTTTAATTACAACCATGTTAAATATCCTCCTAAATTATATTAATTAAACAACTGCTGTCTCTTTTGGTAATGTAACCCATCTTAAAGTACATTCAAAGTTCTCAAATTCGTTAGCGTCTCCGTCTCCTGCTTTGATTCCACTTGCGATGGCAACTGCTTCCCATTGTGTTTTATTATCTGAACTTACGACTTTAAACCATACTTTACGTTCATCTCCTACTTTATAACGTAGTCCTGCGATTAGTTTTTGTGCTTCGTCTTCTACATCGTAGTTCCCCTCGAATGAGAAACCAGCCTTAACAGATACTACTACTTCCTCTGGTGTCCCGTCTCCGTCATAGTATGCGATGTCGTCAGTATCTTCATCTGTTTCATCGTTTACTGTTTTAATGTATTTAGCTAATAGCTTATAATCTGCTTTTTGCGGCGCTGTTGTTGGGTTAGCAGGGTTAAATACTGCTACATAATGCTTTCTTAATGCGTTCTTTTGTCTTGCCATTAATTGTTATCTCCTTTAATTTCTAATTTTGCTGTTAATGTTAGTGTATAAATGAAAAAACCTTGCTCATCTTGTCCACTGACAGATGGCTTTGCGATTTCCATTTCTAAAAATTGATACGAATCATTTAAACTAGGTAATTTTATTCCGAATTGTGATAAATAGCTGTGAATAGTCCATATAATAGCATTTGCTCGTTGATTGTCTTTGCTTTTTACTGCTATCTCGTAAGGTAAGCTGATTTCTTGTGAGCCGTCCATGAATAGTTGTTCAACACGTCCTCCACTTATCAGATTAATAACTAAGTCATCTCTTTCATTAAAGTAGTCTATTCTAGCTTTTAATCCTAGATTAAGTGTGTTTACATAATTACATAGAACTACTTGAAAATCATTGTTTGTTATCATTGTAAATTAAGCCCTTTCAATACAATTTCCTCCCATTTACTCATGTTAGAAGCCTCTGCTTTTTCTACCCATTTAGGACCAGTACCACCTACAGTATATTTCCTAAATGTAACAATACCATTTGTCCCGAAGTAGTGCGCTCTCGCATATACTGTGTGCCATACTGCAGCTGCTCCCTCTGTTCGTCCACTTCCTACAAGTTTTCCTGTTTTACCTTGTGGTACATAACGCTCTGAATCCATAACAACTTGATTAGCTACTATAGTTCCAGCTTTCTTAATACCTGCAGGAGTAACAGAGTTCTCTAACTTGGATATATCGTAACTAATTGTAATACTCATTAGATTACGTTAACCTCGTATGAGAAGACTTTGCCGTTAAAGTAATTTACTTGATAACTTACTACTTCATACGTTCCATGCTCATCTGTAATTGTTGCTTGTAACCAACTATCATCTACTTTCACTTTAGAGAAACGTGGATATATAAATATATTCCCTGTTTTGTTCCTAACCGTGTTTGTTAGCTTACTAGCTTTTTCAGTCTTATCTATCGTAAGTCTATCAAACCTTACGAAATTCACTGTAAAAGGCTCTTGGTGGGAGTTTTTCCCCCACATATCAACATCATCAATTAATTGTACTTGGATAGTATCAGTTAGTAGTCTTTTATCTATCATATATAGCTTTCTTATAACCGAAACCAACGCTATTTAGTAAGTTAAGTGTATCTTGTGAGAGATTGAAGTTATCTTTAATAGCGTTAGTTGTGTTATTGCTGTAATTGATTGTAGTTCTACCTATAGACAAGCTATTTAAACTTGCCTTATCCTCTGCGGTTGTTATCCCGCTGCTATCCATGTAATTAATTTGATATGCTATTGCTTGCTTAACTGCGTTTTTCCTTATAGGGTTATCAGATTCAAACTCTACATTACTGTAAAAGTAGTCCGTGTATAAGTCAATAACGCTGCTTGCTCGCTCTTCTAACTGTTCAAAGTTATCTATCTCATCAAAACCTAGTCTTTCGTATTCGTTTGAAGTTAAGTAACTCATTTTTTAACCTCCTACAAAGAGGAAGCTAGATTACTAAACTTCCTCTGTGCTTTCTTTTTTAGTTTTCTTTAATACTAATGCATCTTCCCCTAGAGCTAGTTTAATCTCTTCTGCTCTTTCTTCGGAAAACTCTGCTGTCTCTCCTACTTCGTAAGTGCATTTCTCGTATTTGTCTGTAAATTCTTTCTTAATTGTGTATTTAGACATTTTACCTCCTATTAAGCTATTGTACCTGCAATTTTAATAATAGCTTTCTTATTGTCTTCTAATACGTAAGTACCACCTTTAGCAGCAGCTTGTAAATGTACTCCATCAAATTCTGTAGCTTCTACAGTTCTTGCTGTGTTGATACCAACGAATGCAATTACAATATTATCTGGTGCAAAGATTCCTAATGTTCCTGTTTCTAAATATTTCTCAGGAGTTTCTACTAACTCGATACCTTTATATTTAAGTAGTCCGTTGTTATCAAGTGAAACGCTAGAGCCTTTAGCGCTAGTTGTTGAAGCCATATCGATGATGGCATTGTAAAGCTCCGCTCTGATATATGCTTTCATTGGTGCGTTGATTTCAGTATTAACTGTGTAAGCAGTAACTGCATTGAATAACTTCTTGATACTAGCTTCTGTTAAGTCTGCTAAGTTCTCTGTTTTACCTGCATTAGTAGAAAGGAATTTTCCGATACGTTTGTTCATCTCTCTTGTTTGTGCTTCTGATTGTAGTCTTAAACGGTCTGCTACTGCTGCGTTTAAGTCATTGTTAACTGTGTATCTGTCTAATCCCTCGTGAATAGCTAAAGTGTAGCTGTAAGGTACTTCTTCATCTTGGTAGATTACTTCTGTCATATTACCAAAACGGCTACCTGTTCCTGTACCTGTTCCAAAAGATGTATTAGCATCTGTGCTGTAAGTTCCTACTACTACTGGAGTTGCGTTAGTTTTAACTGCAAATGCTTTTGCGTTGTGTTGTACTCCGTCTAAAATTTGAATAGGAGCAACTACTCCCTCGAATGCTTTCTTAACATCAAATACTGTTGATAACATTTGTTTATATTGTGGTGCATATTGTCTAACTGGTAAATTTTGATTTCCTGCCATATATTTTAATCTCCTTTGATTATGTTATTTATATTGATTTATAATTGCTTGGAACGGGTCTGTTTCTTGTTGCCCTGTTCCGTTTGGATTTCCGCCAACAACTATTTGCGGTTGTGTTGCCTGTTGCGTTTGCTCTTGCTCGAATAAGAACGGCTTACTTTCTCTAAGCCCGTTAACTACTTCATCTAGTTTAGGTCTACCATCTTCTCCTAGTTCTATCTTGTCAATGTCTATTAGTTTCATTAGAACATCAGAATCATATGCCTTAACATCTTTTAAAGCTAGTGCAATTGCATTAGTTTTATTTATTTGTTGCAGCTCTCTATCGCTCTCAACCTTATACTGCTCGTATTCTTGTTGTAACTTTTCTAATGCCTGCTTAACATCGCTGTTAGCTTCACTACTTTTCTTTAAATCTTCTAGCGTTTGTGATTGAGTTTCTAGTTGCTGCTTTAATGTCTCATTTTCTGCAGTTAACTCATTCTTTACTTGCGTTCTAGCGTGTTCTAGTCCTGCACCGTACGCTTGCATTATCTCGTCTATCGCTTCTTTATCCGTTATACCTGCATTAATTAACATTTCTCTTTTTAAGCTCATTTAAGAACTCCTTTCGTTTTACGTCCTTCGACAAAATTTTTAATACATAACGTGGTATTAAACACGAAAAAAAAGCAGTTTAACGTCTTACTTTAGGACTAAATTTAATTACCATCTTAAAACAAATGGATTCTTTTCTATTAATTCTCTTTTACTGCTCCTTAATGTTCTTTCACGGAGCTTTAACTTGTCGTATAACTCTGTATTGTCAAGAGCTTTTGCCATTTGTTTTTTATCTTTAACTTTCTTGATGGCTCTTTCGTATGATTTTAGCTTTGCTTTATCAAGTGCGTTTTGTTTAAGTTCTTCCTCTGTTAGATTCTCTACATCTTCTCTTAATCTTGGTTTGTAGTTAACACCTATTACAAAAGGTGTAAGGTAATGCCCACAATTTATCCCTAGACAACCTCCTGGAGTTCCTAGTCCATAATCTGGTAAACTTAACACTCGCTCTCCTTTTATAGTTCTTGCTACTCCTTTAGTTACGATTCTGTGCTGTAGAGGAGCGCACATCTCTCTAGCACTTGATTTAGCGCTGTAGTAATATGTGTCTATCCCGAACTCCTCCGCAGGCTCTTCTTTTAGCTCTCTATAAGTTCTAAAGGTTGTAGTTCTTATTACTGTTTGTGCGTATCTCTCCGCCGTCCATGTTCTACCTCCTCTATCAACGAATGCAGTAAAGCCATTATCAAACATTTCAAATACTGCTTTAGTTAAGGCTTTTTTCTCGTCTGATATACCACCAACAACCGCTCCTACTGCTTTCTCTAAGGCTTGTTTGAAACCTTTTTGTAGAGCTGGAGGAAGAGATGTATTAATCAAGTTGTTTGTCTCGTACATAGTCTGCCTTGCCATTGCATCTAAAGACTTTTGCAAACCATAATTGATGCTTGCAGTTGTCTCTAGTGCTTTTGCTAGTTGCTCGTGTCCGTGTTTATAAATCTCAAAACCCTCATTAGCTATTACATCTCTGAATAGTCTTTCTGATATATCACTATATTTAGCTATAGTTTGAACATTCTCTTCTGTTAACAAATGCATATCGTTTAACTTTTCTAATTGCCATACATAAGGGTTTCTTAATAAATCAGCATTTCCACGCTGTTTAAGTCTCTTAATTGTATTTATCATAAGTTCAATGGTTAAGTCATGGTAAACTTGCTCTACTTCTTTTGACTTAATCCAGAACTTACCATCGTTTTCTGTTATCTTCATTTTCTTCTAATCCGTAAATGTCTATGTCTTGTTGCTCTAGTTGTGGTTCTACCTCTGCATTAATCTCACTTAACATCTCATTAGCTTCTACATCAGTAACATTAAGTATTTTAGTAATAGCAAACCTTTTACTAACTAATCCACTAGCTACTGCTTTAATCCAATATGTAAGCTCTGCATTTCTATCAGTGAATATCCCATCATCTAAATTAATAGAGATTTCTTCAAACGTTGGTATTTCTCCGTTATAGATTCCGTTAGCTTTAGCAAGTTCGCAAATAGATATTACTAACTCTTTCAATGATATTTCTACTAGTGAAACTATACTGTTTCTCATTTGGTAAGTATCTGAATTTTCACTAACTACCTCTGTAGCAGTTTTCATGCTCTTACCATCAAAAGTAAACATACCAGCACTAACTCCTAGTTGCATTTCAAAGATTGATAAACCTTTGTTAATAGCTTTTATGTAGTCTTCCGCTCTTATTGGTGTAGTTAAATCTACTATCTTGTTATCATCAATACCCCCGCCAACTTGAACAAATACATTTTGTTCTACCTCGAATCTACGTTTCTTAATAAAATGTCCGTCATTATTTTGGAAAGTAACTTCTGTTAGATTATCTGGTACTGCAACTCTACGTTGCCCCATCTTAATCTCCCACATAAACTCATCATATGTGCGATTGATAAAGTCTATTGTAGTTTTCGCATTATCAAATATTGATAAGCCTAATGGACTGTTAATGTCTTTGTTGTTCATCCCTGCTGTTTTAAGGTAAGTAAATAACGGTCTACTCAAACCTTTAATTGTAACGCTCTCTGTTAAGTCTTCGTACAACTCTGTTAAAGGTACTCTAGTTCCTACTACACTACTAGAATTAGATTTATAAAGTTCGTTAGTAATTTCTAAGTCTTCTCCGTTCCATTCGTGAAACTCTATTAGCGTGTAATACTTATTCTCTTTATCTTCGCTTTTGATAGTCTTTGTAACAATAGCACTACTTGATATATCTTGAGTATTACTCTCTAACGGTAAGAATACAGGCGCTTGAATGAACGCTATCTTAATTGTTTTACCATCAAAGTATGGACGCATTGCTAGACCTCCTAATGCTAAACAACTTTCAAGGTATCTTTCAAAGTTCTTGTTAAACTTATCGTTGTTAAGTATGTTGTGTATAAATTCGTTTGTTTGTTCGTTTTCCACTGTTATCTCTGCTTGCTCGTTATAAACTAAACTAGCTATCTTTTTACAAGCAGTCCTTGCCAATGGCAAGTGATTATATTTTCTCGTTTGCTGTTCTCCGTCTGTATTGATATACTTCACATCATCAAATTTACTTTGATAATATGTTAAGTTACTTTGAATCCTGTTGTATTCTTCGCTAGTAACTGCTATTTTCGGATGGTCAGTTAAATTAATTAAGCTTCCCTGCATTTGCCATTTGCTCCTTTTAAAAAAATTCTTGATTATCTGTATAATTCCCATTTAATCGCTCCTATGCTTTTAAGCCTAAAAGTTTTGCGTTATCTAAAACAAAATATTTAAATTCATCTACTGTATGGTCATCTTCTTTAACCACTCGTGGCTCTTCTGTATTGATAGTTTTCTCATCGTATCTATACATCTTGTGTTCTTCTATAAATATTTTGTTATTTTCGTTATCTAAATAAAAAAATCTACCTTGTGCAAGTAGACTTGTTACCATATCTATCATGGTTTGATTTTTCTTTTTAGCAACTGGATGCCAACGTATACCATAATCTTTAAAGAACTGGTTTCTTAATGCTCCCTCTGCACTATCTATTGTTAGTTGAATTAAGTTTACATTGTATCTGTCTTGTACTTCATCAATGAACGATTTAATCTCAACAGTTAACTCACTAGGTGCTAACTTAACACTCTTACCTGCAGGGCTGTAGTAATATGTGTCTAACAATATTACATTCCCTCTTGCAGTTATCCCGTAAGCACCGCAAGCAGTAGCGCTCTGTTGGTGTCCTGTATCGAGTGCGTAAGAGATACCTATTAATCTATCATTAGCAGGTAATTCAGTTATTGCATGGAAACAAGACATATTATAAACGTTGCTCCCTAATCCTACTGGCTCTCCTAAATAGATGTATCTATAATATTCAAAATCGTTTTGTTTGATTCTCTCTATATCCAGTAACATTTGTTCAGTTACAAAACCTAGTTCGTCATTTAAGTAACTAGATTCATGTACTAAATAACTATCATCAGTTTTAACCTCTTCGCTCCACTCATTAATCCAGTTGTAAGGGTTTCTAGGTGGGTTGTAAGACCAATAGAATTTAACAAACCTTACATCTTTATGCTTCTGTCTCATGAATGTAATGTTTGTTTGGTCAAACTCTTCCTTGCTGTCGAACTCCGCAGCTTCTTCATACCACACAGCAACAATATCGCTTATATCGTTTGACTTTAGCTTTTGAAAGTCGTCTGCGCCATAGAAATAAAAGGTTGAACCAGTGTAAATATGTGTTATCTTAAATGGGCTTACTGTTGCTTTGAACTGATTCGCATAACCGTATATATTTAAAGCCCATTGTATTTTATTAAATACACTATCTCGTATTGTGTTAGCTACTTTTCGGATTACTACTACATTAGCTCTTTTATTTTTATTTAATTGCTTGCTCATCTCTTTAACTAATTTCAATGCTACTACAGATGATTTAAAGCTGTTCCTACCACCTTTTAACACGTTGTAAGGAAGTTTTGATTCCCATACGTTTCTAAAGTGTGGGTTTACGTTTTTTTCAATCCTAAATACACTCATTAATCATCATCCCAACTATCAACGATTATTACAGGCTCATTAGCTGGTGTGTTGTCTTTCTGGTCGCTCCATGCAGCTTTGCGATTTTTCAACCAAAATATCTGGGCTGTTGTATTTGGTTTGCTGTATTTAGTAACAGTTACTACAGCTCCTGCATTAGTTACAGTCTCTTCTGTGTAGTGGAAACCTACAGCGCTCTTAAATAATGCGTTCTCTACTTGCCTGTCTACTACTTCCTTACCCTTTTTTAAGGAGGACGAAAAAGACACAAAGCGTTTCTTCCACCCTTTGAAAGTAGTGTAACCTATTCCCATATTTTGAGCTATTTGTTTATCGGTTAAGCCATCTCTTGCCCAACCTTCTATAACTGTTAAACCTTCTTCCGTTAACCAGTCGTCATACTTTGCCATTTTATCGCCCCCTTTCTTGATAAAATAAAAAAAGCACCGTTTAAAGTGCTTTTCTTTCGTATAAAAAAATTAAAAAAATATTAAAGGTATGTCGCGTTGTAAATATTTTTTTATGATTACCCGAAGTATTAAAAAAATAAAATTAAAATAAAGGGTTTTTCATTATGAATAGAAGTAATAATCTTCAATTTTTGCAAGTAGCTAACAGAGAACGTTTTGCCTATTTATCTTATATATAATTTTGTTAGTAATTATGTTTTAAAAAATATTAACCTGAAAGGAAAGTTTATCGCTCAAACACGATATTATGACTAAATACCATTTGTTAACTTTCCCTGTTAACTCTTACATTTATATTATATCAAATTCAAATATACTTGTGTGTACCTCTTTATACTTATTCCTACTTTCTAATACTTATTTAAACTCTAGGGATATAGATTTCTTTTAGAGCTGCTGTGTGCTTATTCGCTCTAGTGTTAGTGCTTATATCTAACCTAGTTTCAATTTCATCCCATTTCTTACACTCTATATATCTCATGCTTAACAACAACCTGTATTCATCATTCTTTACATTGTCTATTACTTTCATAATCTCTAGTATTGAATCATGTAATTCTATGTTCTTTTGAATGATGTATTCTTTACACTCATCTGTTTTATCTATTAAGGCTTCCCAGCTAGACTTATTCCCACCTTTGATTTGCTCTTTAGCATAATCAATAGCTTTAACTTGTGATTTTCTATATTCAATAGTCTTTAATGTGTTGTTCTTACTTTCTATCAATCCTTGAAGATAATTAATTCTACTTAAATAATGAATCTTCCAGTTTGCTCGCTTTTCTTCTTTTGTTCTCATATACTATCCTCTTTTAATCTTATTTAACTCTCTTACGATTCAATACTAATGCTAGTGCTAACATACCTACAACTAATAATGATAAATCTTTACTTGTTGTACCTGTTGCAGCTAACTTCTTAACTTGATTAGTTTGTTTTGTTTGTTTACTTTCTTTCTTAACTTCCTTAACAACTTTAGTTACTTCTTTTTCTTTTGGCTTTTCAACTTCTTTTGGTTGTTCTGGAATCTCTAGTTCTGGTAATTCTAATACTGGAGCTGGCGGCATCATAGGTATATCATTAATATCAAGATATGGTTTCTCTAGCACTGGTGCAGGAGGTAATAATGGTATATCTTTTAAATCAAGATAAGGTTTTTCTAATATCGGAGCTGGTGGCATTAATGGAATATCATTAATATTTAGTTCTGGCTTTTCGTATTTAGGAGCGTTATTAGGTATTTCAAACACTGGTTTGTTTTCTCCCTCTACGTTCCCAGTACCTTTTGCGATTTGCACCTCTACATCTTTGTCCCAGTCTACATTGTTGTCTGCTTGTATTCTTAAATTGTTAGTAGGATTTTTACTTAAATCTTTAACTTTTGTTGAGTACTCCAATGATACAATCTCATTTAATGCAGGTAATTTAATTGTGAATCCATTTGAATTAAATTCAATGTTCTCTTTTGCTACTTCTCCAATTTTTGTCCACGGACTAATACTTGATAAAATTCTAGTTTTTAAACTTCCTTCAATATATTCTTGGTTATCGTCCCATTTGTCAGTTATTACTACATTAGTTAAGTTAGCTTTCTTATAGTTTACACGTCCAGCCCATTTAATAATGTTTCCATCTTGTTCACCCCATTTAGTCACTATTTCTTGTGGGTCAGGTACTCCGTCTTTGTCAACTTTTGTTGTTACAATAGTTCCGTTAAAATTTAAATCATATGTTGTTGTTTCAGCTCCTGTAACTTTCTCTTTATTCCAAACTGTCATTAAAGAAAGCTGCATACTCTTATTTAATGGTTTGTTAGTGAAATAATCGTTAAATACTGTTGTAACGTTGTTATTCTCTACACTTGCTGTTGCTTTACCTACTACAGCCCCCTCTGCGCTGTTTACATCAAAATTATAACTTGTTTGTAAGTTTAATTCTTGCGGGAGGTTAAATACTACCTTATCTCCGTTATTAATCTTTAAATCATCACTGAATTTAGTCTTATATTCTACCGTTACTGGATTGAATCTATCTCCGCTTGTTGTAACTTTTACTTCTGGCTTATCAACTTTAATCTCTGTTGCTGTTGCATATCCTCCAAAAAATATAATCATTAGTAATGTTGTAATTGTAAATAATATTTTCTTCATTTATTCTTTATCCTTTCTTTTCTTAAGCTTCTAATATTGTAAAATCATCAATTTTCTTCCCGTCAATGTTTGTAACTCTCACAGACAAAACAGAGAAATAATAACCGTTTCCGTTATCTGCGTGGCACTCTGCTTGCGCTATCTCGTTTTGGTTATGAAATACTGTTATATACAGCTTCTTTACGTCCTCGCCGTAGAAAACTTCTTTATCATGTCTAAATTGAACATCTGTTATTACTCCTTCGAAATTTTCTGACAACTTCCAATCGCCATAAGCACACGCTCAACAATCATTATCAGACATATAGAACTTGACTTTCGTTCCATCTTTTAAAGTTAACGTATCTTCGTTAACTCTTGCTATCTCTTCATACAATAATACTTGTTTAAGTTTTTCTAAAGATTCCATTCTTTTATATCCTCTAACCTTTCTACTTTTAAATTTTTAGCACTTATTTTCTCTATCGTTAATTTTTTCGTTGCTAACAACTCTTCAAATTTATCCTCATGAACTTGTATTTTATTTTTATTCATATATGGCACTATAGCTTTACTTGGACTTCTTTCATAGTATTTCTTTTTATAAAAAGTCTTTAGTATCAAGTTAACAATGTAGTTCAGAAACATTTTCATTATACTTCTACTCCTAACTCTTTCAACTCGCTAATTACTTCATCTCTCTTCTTGTGATAGATACGTTTTAACTCGTCTTTTTCCTCGTTAATAACATCGCTCATTCTTCTTCTAGTCTTCGCATCTTCTATAGCAAGTATGCAATAATTAGATGTTAGCATTATGTCGAGCATTTCCTCATATTTTTCTAGCTGTTCTTTTAAACTAGATACTTTCTCTAAGTTTTCTAACTTCACTTTTAACCTCCTATAAAATTTCTTTTAAGAATACTATATCTTGTGTGTGTAAATTTCTGTAAATGTAAACACAACTTGTAATTACTATTAAAATTACTAAAGTAATTAATAAGTATTTAATCACCTTTTTATAAAATGCGCTTTCATCTCTTTTATATGAACAATCTAATGACATGAAACTCATCCATAAACCAAACGCAATAAAAACAATCGCTATTGCTAGTGTATATAAGAAAAAATTGCATATATCATAAACTACAAACTGCATTTTTAAATGTTCATAGACTTCTGGGGCTTTATCAACACTTAAACTTAATTTCTCTACTACTTTTTTTATTAAGTCGTCCATCTATTCCTCCTCCACATCAATTATTACTTTTGTTTTCTCTAACTCTTCTAAAAACTGTAGCGTTCCTATTGCTCTTGATTCTTGATATACTTCATTTAACTTTGTTGCAAAGTCTGAATCTAGTTCTATTTGCTTATTTTCATTTAACCTAGCTTTAAATACTATAGTCGATGCTCCTTTTTTAGCCTTTATCTTTATATCATCTAACCATATTTCTATATTGTCTTTTTTGAATAACTGCTTAAATTTCTCTATTACTTTTCTTTGATTCTCTTCGCTAGTCTTTGATAAATCTGGTAAAGGATATAAATTTGCATCATATCCATAATATTGAAGTTTGTTGTTTGTTGATTTATCTTCCTCTAAATACCATGTTTGAGCTTTGTAAATGTCATCCTCTTTTATATCTACAGCTACTGGATATTTACTTTTCATTAACACAACACCTCTTTTATTTCATCTCCGAAAATGTCAATACACTCTTGTGCTATTTTTTGTGATTTAAAAAATGGTAGTTTTGAAAAAGTTGTACAGGTATATGAAGAATTAATCCAGAAATCTTTATCCTTAACATAGATTTTAATAAAATATTTATTTTCATCTGTATTATTCCAATCTGGCACCCACCCATCATTTTTTAATTTTGCCCATTGATACAGTTTAAACAATAGTTTACATTCTTTTAGATGCTGTTCAACTTCTTCTCTAGTATTGAAATAGTAACCATGTTCAAATAAAAATCTGTCAATTGTATTATTAGCAGTATAATTTACATCGAGTATTTCTCCGTTATCACTATCGACATAATATACCCAATGTTCATCTCTTGGATAACTTAACTCAAACTCTTTCTTATCATCTTCTAGATTAGAAATAAATTCATTTCTTAATTGTTGTAACTTCACATCAAATTGTTTGATTAATTCTTCTTTAATCATTGTCGCACTCTCCTATCTTAATTTTATTTAAGGCTTGAATTGAGATTCAAAACAAGCCTTATTAACACTACTTGTTACCTACGAAAATTAATAACACTTTTTTATTCTCGTGAATACTGTCTAGAATCTTAACTTCTAACACTTTTTCATTTGCCGCATCTAGTCCAATCTCATCAATATTGCTATCTTGCACAAACTCGTTAATATCATTTGCAAGCATTCCCTCTGTCGTCTCTATTTGTACTACTTTCTTTAAGTTATCTAGCATTAATTTCTCCTTTGTTTTTAAATTTTGATTTTATTGATTTTTATTGAAAACATTATAGACCTAAGTTTAACAACTCTGTTAAACAATCTTCTTTTTCTTCTCTCTTCAAACTCTTAAATATTTCAATTATATCTTTAATAGCTTCTTGTCCGCTGCCTTGTAAAAGCTGTGATACTTCAATCCCTCCTTTCATAGCTATTACTTTTAATCTATTCTTGTTAGGTAAGTGATATCCTTTTTCCCAACGATACACATCTGATTTTTTAGCGTTAACTAACTCTCCGAACTGTTCTAATGTTAATCCTAGATTTACTCTTATATCGTGAATCTTCTTACCTACTAATTTCTTTTGTACCTCTTTTAAACTCTTATCTTTCATTTTTTAATACTCCTTATCTTTGCTGTATCTCTCTAATACTTTATTAAATATCTCTCTAACTAGTTTCAATGGTATGTTCGAACGCTTGTTATAATTGTTTGAAAAATCATGCCATTTTACTTTACTCTGTATGTTTTCGGCCTTTAACTTTAAATCAAGATTACTTTTAAATTTTGTAGGTTTCTTAATCGGATAGTCATAGTTGTTGTAGAATGTCTTGTTCTCGTGTTCAATTTCAAAGCCTAGTATCTTTTCTATATATTCCCATATCTTGCTAGAAGCTGGATTCTCTATGATATAATATTTAGGTTTATATTTCTTTATAATCTCTATCAAATTATAAGTACATAACTCTCCATTAATTCTCTTTATAAATTGTCTTTCCGGGTAAAATTGAGTTTTGCTATAGTCTTTATAATCTCTTATAGTGAATTTTGATAATGGTACTCTTGGTTTAAAAAGGCTGTCTTTAGTTTCTTCTTGCTTCCAACATGCATTCCCCCCCACATAGAACTACCTACAGACCAACTCTCACAAGGAGGACTAGCTATAATTAAATCTGGTGTAGGTAGTTTGTCTAGTTCTTTATATATAGGATTCTTTTTTGAAACATAGTCGTAACTAGCTAAGTTTAAATTAATAAAATATGCATTCTTGTTTTGTACATCTAATCCAACACTATAAATCTCTATATCTTCCATTGTGCCCGCTACTTGCTTATAACAACCATTCCCACTATCAAACAAAGCCCATACTATCATCTTTCCTTTATTCAACTAATCAACTCCTTATCTACTGTTTCTTTTGTAGCTCATACACACTTACACCTGTTACCTTGCTAATCTTTTTCCATGCACTGTAACGCTGCCTTACGATTCCCTCTCTAGCTTCTTGTATAGTCTTTCTATGTAGTCCAGTAACTGCAGCTAATCCCGTGTTAGTTACTCCAATTTCTCGCATTAATTCATCAAGTTTAGTTCTTTTCATTTTCTTTTAATTTCTTTCTAATTAGTTCTAAGACTTCTGTAGGCTCTTCTTCTGCAAGAGTTCTAAACTCTACACTCTTATTACGAAGTCTTATTATACTGCCTCCTATTTCTCCATTTAAAATTCCTACTATTTCATGGACATTAATATAAAAAGGTTCAAGATTATTTACATATTTTGTATTAAATCTATTCAACTCTATAAACGGCGTACCTGCTGCAGCATCTTCTTCAACCTCTTTATTAGCTATTTCTAACGGCTTTAAAGCTGTTTCTGGCTGTTCTAGGGCTTCTCCTTTACTTTCCTTTGTAATTTCCTCATAAAGCTCTTTTATCTTGTTAAAATATCTTATACTCGGTTTACTTCCATTTTCCCAATTATAAATACTTTGTGTCCCAGTCTCTAATATAGATGCCAGCATAGGAGCGTTATAATTGTAATGCTCTTTAATTGTTTTTATCATGTCTTCTACTCTAATCATTTGTTTTAATCCTTTTTCTTTTTTTATTTTTTCAATATTGTTAAATGCTGTAAATAAATTATTCTGAGCCAACTGTTGCATATTTTTCTATCCCTTTCTCTTCTTTATCTTCTTCAACTGTTTCAAAGAAATGTATTTCTAATACTTCGACTTCTGTTCTATCGTTCTCAAATAGTTCTAATGGGATAGTAGTTTGTCCATATGTTCTACTACGTACTCCCTCTTTATCAAGTCTATAAATTCTATTGTCATATCTGAAATAGATTACCTCTACATCTGTGAATGTCGCTGCTATTTCTTTGCCTGTAACCATTCTTTTAATCTGCCAAAACTCTTTCTTCATTTTTATTTACCTCTTTCTTTATCGAATCTATGTTCTTGCAACCATTTAGCAAACTCTTTCTTTTGTGCTAATAAGTCGTAACCTGTTTCATCGCAAATCGCTTCTGCTATGTCGTTAGTACTTAATCTTTCTAAATGAAAATCTTTAAAAATCTCGTACATCTCACTATAAAACTCTTCAAGCCTTTTCTTTCCGTAACCTCTATTTCTTAATGCTAGTAATGGTATTCCTAGCAATCTAACAAATAATCCTTGATATACTAAGTCTTCCATCTCTTTTTCTTTTTGAATTAACTCTTCTTCCATCCGTCTAACTTCTGGCTCTAGTTTTTTTTATTGCATCATTTCTAACTATATTTGTAAAAGCTGTAGGATTCGCAAGGACTAGATTCGACTTTCTAAACTTCTTGTTTCCTCCCTTTTTCTTCTTCTTACTTTTTGCCATTTACTAACTCCTCTATCTCTTTATTTAACTCATTATCTATTGTTTCTACTTCTTTAATCTGGATAATTAAACCTGTGTGTTCGTGCATTCTCTTTTTTAAATGCATATCAGTAATTAAATTATCGTCTTTGAAATAACCTAGCTTTGTCATTATATCTTGTATTGTTTTTTGTAAATTGTCTAAGTCTGGTCTAGTATCTTTTACTTGTCCGTTTTTAGCTTTTTTTGTTAAGGGAAACAACCACGTTACATACAACTCAACAGGTTTACTATATGGCTCTCTCGGTTGTCTCCCGCTTAACGCTCTTATTAACAAATACTCTGAATATTTAACTTTTGTAGGTTTGTAAAATGTCTTTGTCTTTGTAGAAAATTTCTTTTGCTGTGCTGTAGTCTTTGGTACTTCATCCATACTTACGAAAAATTTCAATTTATTCATCTCTCCTAATCTTCCAACCAATTGTAGTTAAATTCATAATTTTTAGTTTTTGTAGAATTGTACAAACTTGCAATTACATAGTTTTCGAAAATATTAATTTTTTTAGTTTTTAAGATTTGCTCTGTGCAATAATTTATATTTTGTTCAGTTAAGCTAGATAAACACTCCTTAATGCTTGATACTGCTATGCTCTCGTTGTTTATGCTATAGATTTTGTTATCGTCTGTAGCTTGTATATTAGCTATAACTTGCTTAACATCTTGTTTTATAGCTTCAAACCAAAAATTATATAAATCTATATCTAGCTTTAACTTAACTTTATCAAGCATTATATTATTACTAAGTATCTCTTTGATAAAGTTATTATAATTATTATATATATTAATCTTATAATTAATCTTATTTATGGTCGGTGCATTTTGCCCTAACGGTTGGTGCATTTTGCCCTGTGAGTTGGTGCATTTTGCCCTAACCTCTGTTTCATTCTTTATTTTTGAGGTTGGTGCAAATTGCCCTAACTCTGAATTTTTTATTTGATTTTCAGTTTTATCTTTTTTTATCTCTTTAATATTAATATTTTTATCTGTTTTAAGGTTATAAACTTCATCTATTTTTTGGTAATTTACTCTATATAATTTTCCGTTTTTGTGTTTTTGTGTAATTATGTAACCCTCTTTTTCAAGTTTGACTAATGCTCTTTTTAGAGTATCTACTCCAAAACAAAACTTAAAATCTCTTTCAAACATCTGATTAACTGAACTGAATAACCAGTATTCATTGTCTATAAACAACTCATTCTTTTTCTTGTTAATCGTTGCCCAGTAGTCAATCTGTTGTAATATTAATGCTTCGTTTACTTTTCCTTTTCCTAAAACTTCTAACAACTGCAGGTTTAACAATAATACCTTTGATTCCTTGTTATTAAATACATCTGACATATTCTATTCATTTGTAAATGGATTCTGAACTGTTTTAAAATCAAAGTCATTAGTTAAAATCTTGTCCGAAGTTATCAAAGACTGTATTATTATTTCTTAATCCCGTGTTGTTGAAGTTCATTCCTTGTTGTTGATGTTGTTGATTGATTACATCTATCGCATTAGGTTGTTGGTTGAAGTTGTTGAAATTATTATTTGTTGGTTGTTGTTGCTGTCCTTGATTTCTTGTATCTAAAAATTGAATGTTGTTAGCAATTACTTCTGTTCTATAGACCGTGTTTCCGTCTTTGCCTTGAAAGTTGCTTACTTGAATACTACCTACAACTGCTATTAAACTACCTTTACCACAATATCTAGCTAAGTTCTCTGCTTGTTTATTGAAAGTCTTGCAGCTTATAAAATCTGCTTGTTGTTGCCCATCTTGTCCTTTAAAAGCTCTATTTACTGCCAAAGTAAAGTTTGTATATGCTTTCCCACTTTCTGACATTCTTAAATCTATATCTTTTGTTATTCTTCCTACTAATACTACATTATTAATCATTGAGTTTTATCTCCTTTATTTTTTCTATAATTTTTAATACTTCTTCTTTTGTAAATAGTTCTATTTCAACTTTCTTTCCTATACTTTTTTTTGGCAGCCATAATACATAGCCTTTATAATCGCTGTAATTAGTTTCATCATAAGCAATTAGGTAAAGTGATAACTGATACTTTAAATACTCTTTATTTAGTTTTGATGTAGTCTTTACATCGTATATTATGTTGTCCCCTACTCCGTCTACACGTCCGCAGTATATATCTTTGTAAAGAACAAACATTTCTTTATCTAATGTTTCAAAGTCTTTTATCTTTTTATATTGCTTAATTGCGTTTTGCTCGTAAACATTTTCTGTTTTCCATTCTATCCCATCTTCTAAGCTCTCTATTAGGAAATGTACTCTAGTTCCATAATTCCCTGCTTGTTGCAAAACGCTATAAGGTACTCCCTCGTATTGTTCTCCTAATAAAAGTTTTATACATTGAGTAACGCTTAACAACTTCTTATCATCTAAATAATAAGTGTGTGTTAATTCGTCAAATTTAAAGTTGTAATTTGATGTTGACATTTTCTTGTATCTCCGTTTCTTTTACATATTGCTCATATAAGAACGGATTATCTGCTTTAAAATCTTTACTGTTAAATGATTTTCTAAAGTAAGCTGGTTTAATACTAACTTTAGCTGTATCATTCTCAAACTTATCTAAGTTATCAGCCTTCATTTTTAACATTATTTCTTGTCTAACCTCTTCTTTTTCTATGCTTAACATATCTATTTTTTCGTTTATTTCTTTATACTTTGACAAAAGTTTTTCCATAATTCCTCTAGCTCCTTATCTGGTATTTCTTCTAATGATTCAACACTTAAATTCTTTTTCTTTAACCAACCATCTATTTGACTTAATTCAACTTTGTGAGTATGCATCGTTGATAATGCTTCATTCCTGTTAAATTTAGTTGCTACTTTAACCGCTTGCGGTGTAGGTTGATAATTTTGGATGTTTTGTTCTAAAACATCACTCTCTGCTATCTCCAGTGCGTTCATATATAGGTATCTTTTGCTATATGTGATGATACCTCCTATTGTTTGCATATTAGCTCCTACAGTTGTTTGACTTGGTATTGTGTACTGAACTTTTTCATTTGTGTCTAAGTCAGTAAATGTTATCTTTGCGCTATCCTTATATAAGGTAAAATGCGGATATAATTTCAAACTATCAAATATTTCATTTGCTAATGGTAAAAAGTCAGATAGTTCAAAATATTTTTGATCCGTGTACTTGTTGAATCCTGTTTTTTTAATCTTCTTTTTTTGTAATAATACTCTTGCTTGTAAAAGTTTTTTCATTTATATTACTTCCTCCTTAAATACTTCGTATAACTCTCTATTATTTCTAGTTCTTCTTGCTTATTTAAACTTGTAAATGCGTTCTCTACTTCTGTGTCGTATGGATACGAATCTGCAAAAATACATATTGTAGAAATTATAAAATCGTCATCTAGTTCTTTTAATTTATCTAGTACTATTTCTTGGTTTCGATTAAGTTTGTTTAGCTTGTTAAATGGTCGAATACTCTTCGATTCAATTAACTCGTCTATATCATCTCTTTTTACTTCTAGCAACCTTACATCTTGCTTACACTCTTTTAATAGCTCTATCGCTATATTTAAGCTGTCTTTAGCTGCTTTTAATTTGTTTATCTCCATTATTCCTCCTATTGACTTTTTAATTTATTTATTTTAAAATGTAGTTAAGTATATTTTTTAAGTGGCTGTTTTTTTAACAGCTGCTTTTTTCTTTTGTGTTTTTTACTGTTTTATTCAAAACTCTTAATATTAGTTTAAGTCTTTCTTCGGTTGGTATTTCCATTAATCGTTGTTCTAAGTCTTCTATATCGTATTCATTATTTCCATACAAAAGTTCGTTAACAGTTAAATTCCCCAATTCAGCAACCCTTTCTAATCTACTGAAATTAGGTAACATAACACCTTTTTCCCAACGTGATATTATACTTTTTGCTGGTGGTAAATGTTTCCCGCTTTCCCATTCTGATATGCTGCTTTTACTAGCACCAATAAGTTCTCCGAATTGTTCAAGTGTTAAACCTTTTCCCAGCCTTATAGCTTGTATTCTTTTACCAACTAACTTTTTATTAGGTTTCATCTCTTATTTTTCCTTTACAAAACTTCCGTCTATCATTTCTCCAGTTCTTTTTGAAATCACGTTATAAGCCGTTTCTATACATTCGCAAAGTGTTAAGTTGTAATCTTTAGCGATAAAGTCCAGAAATTCAACGTACTTAGCAACTTTTAAATCTAAATTTGTTATTGACTCTGAAATAAATGTATCGTATAAGCTAAGATCTAACCTTTTCAACTCCACGATGTAATATTTATAATCAACGGCCATTGGTAATTTGTGATTAGTAAGCTTAATCAATTTAAAGATTATATATGGGTTCTTTGTTCTCATTCTTGTTGAGATGGCCAATGTTACATAGATGTCACCAATTGCATCCTTAATTTCTTCAATGGCTTCTTTGTTGCCATTCTCATAGCTTTCTATCGCTGTTTGTAACTCCAGACATTCTTCACTAGACTTAAGTAATTGCTTGGTAAGTCTACCAGTTTCTAATATTCCTTTTTGTTCGGCCCATTCAATGATCGGCGTGTAATACTCATAATGTTGTTTTTGCATTCTTTTTCTCCTTATTCAAAATATTTTTTACTAAAATCTTTATCAAACAAGAATTGAACTATTGCAATTATTCCTGTTGCAACTCCACCAATTAATTGCCAATCGATGTTAGTTAGTGTTAAGAAGCAAGCACTAACGACCAGCACCGTCCAATAAATCACATTTAGTTTATCTTTTTTGATTTTTCTTTTTATTTTAGTTTTTAGCATTTTTACGTTCCCTTTCTCTGTTCTTTTGATTAATATAGTTGTAAATTCTTACCTTGTTGTAAGTCTTATTAGTTGTTAGAGTTCCCTGGATATATAAGAATGAATTATCTAAGCTTTCAATTTCTTTAATGAATTTGTTGAACTTGTCTTTTGACTTATCCATCTGTAAGAATTTCTTCAACTCATTTCTACTTATCCAATGATCTGGGTTTTCTATCTTATCCAGGTAAGCATTGTAAGGTTCTTGCATTTATACACCTTCTTTCAATTTGTTTAAGTCGATATCTAATACCTTAGCTATCTTAACAGCGTGATCTAGTCTAGGGCTTGATGTGTTACCATTGACTAAAGCATATAAAGTTTGCTGAAATATTCCTGTCTTTTTTGACAATTTATATACAGACATGTTCGTTTCTTCTAAACGTTCTTTTAATATGTTGTAAAACTCTTTCATAATAATTTGACCTCCTTTCACTATATTGGTATAATTAATTTGAGTATTTCCTGGAAATTAAATTCTACTACTAAACCTTTTCGATGAAATACTTAATACTTTAGAAAGGGGAATTTTATATATGGAATTAAATTATGACTGTATTCGAGATGTGTTACTTGAGATTGAAAAGGTTACTACTTTCGATAAAAGTTTCACACTATATAACAATCTTGAAAATTTACAGCAATATACAACTGAAGAACTTAAGTACCATTTAAGACAATGTGATTCAGCTGGATTTTTATACAAATACCAATCATTCATGGACGGTAATATCAGTGTTCTAGATTTAAGTTTTCATGGTCATGAATTCTTACAATCTATTAGAACTGATAAAGTATGGTTTAAAACTAAAGATATTTGTAAAGAACTAGGTATCAAAACATTGAATGGAATTCTTCAAATTTCATCTCAAATCATTTCTCAAATCATTTCCGATAAGTTAGGTATCAGATAACTTTTTACTCATTATTGAATCTATTTCAACATCATCTAAGATTAATTCAATAGTGAGTTTTGTTCTGTCGTTATCAGCATCAATGCTATAACTGATTAATTTATCTAATTTAACATCATTCAAATAGAATTCGTTATTAATAATTGTAAATTTCATCCTCACTCCTCCAATTATAGGTTTAACCCCATTTATTTTATTTCATAAAACGGTTAAACCGTGTTATCGATTAAAAAGTTAATATCAGAATAACTGATATTGAATAACTTTTCTATTTTAATAATATCGGCCACGTCTGGGAATGTTTTCCCATTTTCCCACTTACTCCAGGTTGCTGGTGAAATACCAAGTTTTTCAGCAATCTGTTCTTGTGTAAGATTAGCGCCAGCTCTTAACATTTTTAAAGTTACTTTGTTAGGCACTTCGTTCACTCCTTTCCTTGTTTTATCAACTTACATGCTTTATTATACACGGTTAAACCGTGCTTGTCAATAGAAATTCTTGATTTTTTTTAATTTTTTTTAATTTTTTTTCGTTTTTCTTGACAAAAAGGCGGTTTTTCCGTATTATAATAGTATAAACTTAATATTTGTAAAGAAGGATGTGAACTCAAATGTCTGGCTTAGGTAATAAAGAAGTAATGGCCAAAAATATTCGCTATTATATGGAAAAAAGAGGTTTAAACGCTAAAGACTTTTCAATTGAATTAGACTTTAAATATTCAACTGTATTAGATTGGTTGAACGCAAAAACCTATCCAAGAATAGATAAAATAGAAATGATGGCCAACTATTTCAATATAGAAAAATCTGATCTGGTAGAGGATAAAGACAAAGAAAAGGAAAATATTGATATATCTATAATGGTAAATGATCTAATCGAAAACTTAAATAGTAATCAGACTCTTATGTATAAAGACGAACCAATGGATGAACTGACTAAGGAATTAGTTAAAACGTCCATTGAACAAGCTGCACGGATAGCAATGGCACGACATAAGGATGGAAATGGAAATTAAAGAAGTTTATAACGCTCTTATCAAAGAGTACCAAACAAACAACCCATTAAGAATTATAAAAGAGTTAGATATAATATTACTATTTAATGATCTTGGTAATAATAAGGGGCTTTTTAATACCTTTGAAATAGACAACAAAACATATTACTGCATACACATCAACAATATGTTAAGTTCTAGTGAACAACGATACACAATGGCGCATGAACTTGGCCATTATATTTTACACCCTAATTCAAACTTACATTTCTTAAGGCGTGTTAGTGATGTGCCATTATCACGCCAAGAGAAAGAAGCTGACTTATTTGCCAGTTACTTTATCGTTTCTGATGATGAAATCAAAGAGATTAATAACTTAACTCATATTTCAGAAGCTTACAATTTAGATTATTCAATATTAGAAGAAAGAATTAAATATATAGAAAGAAGGTGAACAACGTGAGAATTATTGATAAAATTCAAGATAATATTAAAAAACAAGAGGAGTTACAAGCCCAAAGAATTAAGCTGTTACAAGCTGAAAATCAAGCTAAATTAGATGAAAGAAACGCTAGACTTGATAAGCAATTAGAGAAATTCCACCTGGATAATGTTAACCAGGAAACTAAAGAGAGTTTAAGATATGCAACTTCACTTTTTGCTACTGCTGGTAGTGGGCTTTCTGACTTATTCTTACCAACAAAACATATTGAAACAAGAAATAATGAGTTATTAAGGGCCATTACAACCCAGAACTATATTCTAATCAAGCAACAAGACAACCTGGAAAAACAAAATGATGAAATCATTTCTATATTAAAAGATATTAGCAAGAAACTAGACAAATAAAAAAACTCACGCCCCCGCCAAGAGTTGTGAGTTTATCAACTGTAAGTCCATTTTGAGTATTATTAAGTCGTCACATAACAATATTGTTCTCAAAATTACTTAAGATGTGGAGCGAACCTCGCTCAATAATTTAATTATATCACACATCTTAGCAATAATAAAGAAAGGATGTGTATTAATTGTATAGAGAAACAACCCATAATGGTAAGTATAGATATATTCAATCGTTTAAGGATAATGATGGCAATACAAGGCGTGTATCTATTGTAAAGAATAATAAGACTCGTGCAACGGAAAAAGAAGCTTACGAACAATTACAAGCTAAGATTGAAAAGATTTTAAACCCCGCTTCTGAAGTGGAGTTATTGGGATATTATAAAAGAAAGTTCCTGGAGTTCAAGAAACCAACGTTATCTCATCATTCATATTTAATTTATAAATCTTATTTGCAAAAGTTAAACGATAATGAAAAGCTAGAAGATATTACCAAGATAAAATATGAGAAAATGCTAATTGAATTTAGAAACCAATACTCACCAGAAGCCATAAAGTTTATGGTTAGACTGTTCAACAACCTATTTAAGTTTATAAAGAAATATTATGTTAAAAGCTTTGATGTCAATTTAGAGTTCAAATTGACTAAGGAAGAAAAAGCTGAAAAGCTGCAAAAGATTAAGTACTTAGAAAAAGATCAAATACCAGGGATCCTGGCCAGTATTAAGAATAATACTGTTCGAAACGTGGCCATTATTCAGTTACATACTGGGCTTAGAATAGGTGAAGTCCTGGCCTTAACTCCCAAAGATGTAGACTTTGTTAACAAGACTATAACTATTAATAAGACTAAATTACAGAACGGGAAATTATCAGCACCAAAAACTTTAAGTAGTATTAGGACAATAGAAGTTTCTGATTATGTTCTTAAAATATTATTAGATTTTATTTCAAATAAAGAATTTGTGTTCTGTGTTCATTACAACACAATCCTTAATCATTTATCAGCACAAAATATAACCTCTCACATGTTCAGACATACACATGTAGCTCTACTCATAGAAGCTGGAGTACCAATCAAGGTAATATCTGAAAGACTTGGCCACTCTGATACCAGCATTACACTTAGCATTTATACCCATGTCACTGCAAATATGAAAATAGACCTTCATAATAAATTAGAAAAAGCTTTCCCTATATTTTCCCTATAACCGAAATTAGATAAAAATAAACGCTGTTAAATCAATGATTAGCAGCGTTTTGTAATATAATAAAATATTATA